GAACGGGCTTGCAGCGCTGCACCATCAGCGTAAGTGCGGCCTCCGATTTCCAGACGCGGTATTCCTTCGAGAGGATCGACCTGCCATGCACGGCGCGGTACAGCCGGTTGATGCTCGGTGGCATTGGAAGGCTGAAGGTGACGTGCCTGTGCATCCCATCGAATGCACCTGCGTCAACTGCACGCTGGAAGGCGATGGATTCGGGGATCATGCGACCGCAAATATGTCGTTTGTCCGCGCTCGCTGCAGGTCTGCAATGTTGCGTCTCGCCTGTGCAAAGTATGACGGTTTCAGTTCAAACCCGATGCCCTTCCGACCCATCTCGACAGCGGCATAAACCTCGCTGCCAATGCCAAGGAACGGGGTCAGGACGGTTTCGCCGGGAAGGCTCCACAGGTCGATGCACCGTTCGATTACGTCGAGTTGCAACGGCGAGATATGAACCTCGTCCTTCGCGTCTCTGCCGCCTCTATATTGCAGAGTGCGGGTCTGGTCGATGTCCATCCAGACAGGCGATGCATAGCGCTGCCAGACAAGGATGGACTTCCACTTGTCATAGGGCCACGGCTCGCGCCCTTCCGCCCTGAATGCTGCGGCTTCCTTGGCGTAGGCTTCTTCGCTCACGTCGACTTCAGTGCCGATGTAGCGATCAAATGGACCCGACACAGGGTCGGCGTTCTCCCCAGGCTTGCGGAAGGTGCACACATAGTCAGCCAACCCCTGCCCGCTGATCGTGCTGTCCTTGAGGATTTGCGCGTGAAGCAGGCGGATCGACTTGGTGCGCTGCTGAGCGACAACCGGGTCTTTCCAAATGCACACCTCGGAATGGAAAATCCAGCCGGCGTCCTCATAGGCGCGGACAATCTCCCCCCGGAAGTCGCGCATGCCGATATGGCCGTGCCTGATCTTCGACGTGGGCAGTTGCATGCAATGCACGCTATGGATGCGCCCCGGCTTAGTGACGCGCAGTAGCTCAGAAATCAAAAACTGATAATGTTCCCAAAACTGCGGCCCATCGTTGTTCGATATGTCGCGGTCGTAGTTCGAGAACTTGTAAAGGCCCTCAAACGGCGGGGAGTGAATTCCGAAGTCGATGCTGTCGCCGGGAATGGCGCGAATAAGCTCGCACGCATCGCCTTGGTAGATAGCGTATTGTGGGGTTATGGTCTGATCGACCGCCTTAATGTCGCTCACGATGCCCTCATCAAGAATTCAGGCAACAGCACCGGCTGCTGCGGGTTATAATCTGGAATTGTTCTTGCGGCGCCGCGCACCTCAAGGCTCGACAGGTCTGCCATGTGCATCACCATCGCCGCCGCCATGCGTTCGGCGTCCGCTTCCTTTCGACGGATGTTTGCGACAACGGCGCCTTCCGTTTCGGCGGCAATGAAATGTGCCGTTACGGGCTTGGTCTGCCCGAATCGCCAGAAACGGCGGATGGCCTGGAAAACTTGCTCGAAGCTGTCATTGAGCCCGACAAAACCGGTATCGGCGCAGTGTTGAAAGTTGAGGCCAAACCCCGCAATACTGCTCTTGGTGACCAACACGCGAATCGTGCCGTCTAGGAAGCCAGCGATCTTCTGTTCCTTGGCTTCGTCGGTGTCAGACCCTCGTAACTCAACGGCTCCGGGAATGGCTTTTGCTAGTGCCTCACTTTCGGCATTCAGATTGCACCACCAGACAAACGGGCGTTCGGCCGGCGTAATCGACGCGGCAAGCGCAACGCGCTCCGTCACGGTGTCACGGCGGGCACCAAGTCGCTCTTGCATCGTCCGCGCTTCCATCGGGAATAGCAGCCCGGTATCGAGGCTAGGCGCATAGTCAGCGGCGACAATGTGCTGATGCTGCCGCAGCGGCGGAAGGTCATATCCTTCGTCTGGATATCCGAGATCGGACGGCTTGCGCAGCATTACCGCCCAAGACGCCATCCACTTCCAGAACTCCGTTTCCGCGTGGCCCTTAAGCCTCCACTTCTGAGTTTCCCCGCCATCGTGAGTGAAAAACGTCGCCAGCATGTCGGTGTAGGACATGGCCCCGATGAACTCGGCATGATTGCCAAGCTCCATGAAGTCGTTCGGCGCCGGGGTGGCAGTCGCAGCTAGCCGGAATGGCACTGCGGCGCATTCTTCGATTAGCCTGGTTCTGTATTTCCCGTCCGTGCTCTTGAGGATGGAGCTTTCGTCTAGGACGATGCCGCCGAATGTCGTAAGATCAAAATGATCAATCTTCTGGTAGTTGGTGACGTTAACGCCGAGGCGCACTTCGTCCTGGGACCGCACGAGCCGCGCCGGTACGCCGAACTTGTTGGCCTCGCGAATGTGCTGCGATGCTACCGCCAGCGGAGCGAACACCAGCACTGGCTTGTCAGTGTGAACCGATACTGCGTCCGACCACGACAGTTCCATCGCTGTCTTGCCCAGTCCAGTGCCGGCAAAAACGGCGGCGCGGCCGCGACGCAGAGCCCATGCAACAATGTCCATCTGATGTGGGAACAGAAACTCAGGCAGGGCCGGAACGGCCTGCATGCCGGTTGCCGGGTCAACCATGCGCTTGCGCGCCAAGAACTCTTCGTAGTTCATCCCCGCCCCACAGCAATGCGCAGCGCTTCGTGCGTGTTGATCCGAGCGGCGACGATGGGGGCAGCGTCCTTCCGCTTCAGCCGGGCATGCGCCTTGGCTGCGCGACGAAGGCGGTCAATCTCTTCGGACTGCTGACGGCAGACTTCGCCTATGACGGCTATTGCCATGGCCTGCTCGCAGAGACGGTCGACCATGATGGGAGAGGGCTTGAGAGAGAAGAAGGGGAATTGCATCAGTTCCTCCTATGCCCTGAAAAGGCCCCCAGCACAAAGCCGGGGGCTAGTCGTCAGGGGAGATCAGAAACAGTGTCGATGAAGCAACCCAGCCCGGCACGAAGCCGACCAGTCCTGCACGTCCTCACGGGCGGCAAGTGTCTGGATCGAGCGGCTCGGTCCAGACATTTGGCGCTGGTGAATTAGGGTGACCGGCGGGGTCGAGGAGGGAGCAACCCCGCCGGTCGTCGCGCGCCGCAACAGGGAGGGTGAACCAGCGCGCGAATTGGTGTTCATTCTTCGTCGCTCCAGTAGCGGATGACGGACGAAACGACGTAGCCGAGAAGGGCACCGAACATGGCAGCCGCAAGGATCACGGCGAATACGAAGGGCTGCAAACTGGCGAGCAGGCCCAGTGCATCACTCATCGCGTCCCGCCTGTACTATGGCCATGACGAGGACGCCGATGACGGCACCAAACTGCAGGCCGATGAGGAGTGCGAGGATGTCCATCAATGGTCACCATCGCCTGCATGCGTGTGCGAGGCCCCATCATAGGCACTGAGGTACACCGCAAACAGTTCCTCGCCCTCGGCTACTGCGTCTGGGGCGCTGCTGCGTTTCTCGACGTACTGCACAACCTTGCCGAGAACGGTCTTGTCGAACCCGTTGGCCTTGGCCTCGGCGTACACCTCGCGAATGTCGTCCTTGATCGCTGTCGCATCTTCGCGGAGGCGCATGATGCGCTCGACAAATGCGCGGAGCTGGCCGTTGCCATCGCTCATGCTGCCTGCTCCGGCTGCGTGAACACGTCCGGGCGAATGACATGGGGCTCGATCCCCGTAGCATGGGACACTGCCAGCACGTACCGCGCCGGGATGCTGCCGCGCGCCCGCCAGTTGAGGATGACGCTCGGGCTTGCCAGGTTCAGCGTTTCCGCAGCTTTCGTGGCGCCGCCGAGGCTTTCGATGATCTGAGCGATTGTGTGAGGTTCGGTGTTCATGGGCCAAAGCGTATCACGTCCGGTTAGGCTTGCAATAGGCATTTGCAAAAATAATCACGAGCGGTGAAAAAAAGGCATTGACGCGCTAACGGCACGTGATACTCTCTCCCCACACCAAGGCAACAGGCACAGCCGATGGGGGAGAGACGAAATGAGCAAGGGGACTGGCGTGGGCGGCGTGATGAACGAGGCAACCGCGCTGGCGATGAATTTCCCTCACGAAATCGCGGTGACGCTCACCAAGGACGAGTTCGTCGTCGTGACCCGGGAGTTGACCAAAGTGCATCCGGCCGACCACCTGCACAGCGCCGCGAGGTCGGCGTTCGTGAAGCTGATCCAAGCTGCTCGCAACCGCTCCGATGCCATCGCAGTCATGGCTTCAGAGCCCGACAATGGCGATCGGTTTTACTGACCTCTGCCGCCATCCCGACCCATGCGGCCGGGGTCATCAACCATCAACCAAGGAGACTGAACGTGATCAACACCGACGACTTGACCCTCAAGCAGGCCCGCGAACTTGCGGCGCAGTTCTGCGGCACGCCGATGGCGGCTGCCAAACCTGGCACCGAGTCATCCACCGATGAGCGCCCGGTGATCGTTCGCAGCCGTGATGCCGGGGTGCAGTTTGGCTACCTGCTCGGCTACGAGGGCTCAACGGTCCATCTTCGCGATGCCCGCCAGATGTGGTCGTGGACCGCTGCCGAGGGCGGCACCTTGCTCGATTGCGCCACTCACGGCGTAAAGGCGGGGAAGTTTTCGACCGTCGCCAGTCGCGTCACCGTCAACAACTGGTGCGCCATTATCGATGTCAGCGACAAGGCGCTCAAGAGTCTGAAGGACGCGAAATGGGCGTGATCCGAATGCTTGGCGATGAGCCTGACTATGACCCGGCTTCTGACGTATCCGGCGACGGCTCCGGCGACGGCTCCGGCTACGGCTACGGCTCCGGCTTCGGCGACGGCTCCGGCTACAGCTCCGGCTCCGGCTACAGCTCCGGCTCCGGCTCCGGCTACGGCTACGGCTCCGGCGACGGCTCCGGCTCCGGCTCCGGCTCCGGCTACAGCTCCGGCTCCGGCTACGGCTCCGGCGACGGCTCCGGCGACGGCGACGGCTCCGGCTACAGCTCCGGCTCCGGCTACAGCTCCGGCTACGGCTCCGGCGACGGCTCCGGCGACGGCGACGGCTCCGGCTCCGGCGACGGCGACGGCTGACCGTTCATCGGTCGGGATCACAGTGATGCCAATACACACAATGGGGAATGAGAATGTCTTGGGAAGACCGCGAAATGCAGAAGGCGCTTGAGGCTGACGGCGAAAAGCTGCGCCAGCTTACCGGCGAGGACCATGGCCCGTGGCCCCGTTCGCTGCCGCATGCTGTCGATTGGCAGTTCCAGCGCGTCAACGACGATGGCGACGGATACATCATCGAGGTTCTGGTTCGTTACGACATCGAACCCTACGACCCCGGCAGGATCAGCGGCCCGCCCGAAGATTGCTACCCGCCAGAGGGCGGCTGCGTCAACGACATGGTGGCGTTCAAGCCGGGCACCGATGAAGTCGTAGAGCTTTCCGAAGCTGAGAGCAAGGAAGTCTCCGACTGGATCGAACAGCATCACGACCACAACGCCGACCGCCAAGGCGATCCAGACGCTGCCTATGAGGCTTGGCGCGATGACCAGATGGATCGTCGCGACGACTGGTCAGGGGAGGATTGGTGATGGCCCGCCGCAAACCCAAGCCGCTGCCGCCCAGCGTCATCTACACCGATCAGCCCTGCAAGAACAATCAGGCTTACGTCCATCCCGTAGATGGTTCCTGTCTTCGGTGCGGTGCGGATCAGGGCGTTGCCTGCCGCGACACCATCGAGGCCGAAATCCTGCGGACAATGGCCGATTTCCCAGCCGCCTGATCCACTCCCAACATGGGGATAGACCAATGTCCACCGTCTACATGATCATCGAACCGTACAACGGCGCTGACTTGCAGCCTCTCGACGGCGAATTTGTGACCCGCGAAGGACTGTTTCGCAAGCTGCCATACGCCGACTACGACGCAAAGATTGCCACGTTCGATCTTGGCGAATTCATCCGCGACGGGCGCACGGCAATTACCGACGAGACCGAGGAACTGGTCATCGCATGGTGGAACACCCTCAACCGCACTGATCGGGAGGAGATGGCCGAACTCGGTCTGGGCCAGATCGCCAGCCGTTGGATGCCCGATGAATACGCGGCGGCAAGCGCTGCGAGCGAGGCAGCGTGATGGGCGGGAACGACCTCTACTCCGACATTCTTCAGGGCCTTCTGTTCCTGGTCCTGATTGCAGCAACTGTGATCAGATGGGGGATGATGTGATGGGTAGCAAGCACACACCGGGGCCTTGGTCGGTCAAGAACGACTATGACGAGCGTCATATCGTCATCGCCAACATCGACGGCGAGATATTCCCTGACGGCACGACGAGCTACTCCTACGACTTCGTGTGCGACACTTACGGCGGTGACTACGAAAGCGCGTCTTGCGATGTGGCGAACGCCAACGCCCGCCTTATCGCAGCCGCGCCGGACATGCTGGAGGTGCTGAAGGAAATCCGGGCCATCATCGCGGATGGTGCACTGATCGGGTTTCAGCCGCTAGAAGGCGATTGGGCCGAGCGGCTTTACCGTTCGCAGGCCAAGAGCAGTGCGGCAGTCAAGAAAGCGGAGGGCCGTTCGTGATGCCCTCCACCATTGAACTGCTCCAGACCATCTCCGAATCCAGATCCCGCCGCATTGCGCACCTGCTGATGGTGCTCTCGGCACTAGCTCAGATTGAGGTGGCGAAATGAACGCAGTAGCCAAGGCCGATAAGCAGCAGGTTGCGGGAATCTCGCAGCATCCCGCCAGCGACACGACCGCGTTGATCGCCATGATCGAACGGGTCGCGCTCAATCCTGCCATCGACATCGACAAGATGGAACGCCTGCTTGAAATGCAGGAGCGCATCCTAGCACGCAACGCCAAGACTGCCTATGCATCGGCGTTTTCCGAGATGCAGGGCGAACTGCCGACCATCGAAGAACGCGGGCACATCGTTGTCCGGGAGAAGGCAAAGGACGGATCGCGTACCGGCGACGTGATCCAGGATACCCCCTATGCCCTGTGGGAGGACATCAACGATGGCATCAAGCCGGTTCTGGCACGACATGGCTTCGCGCTGTCATTCCGTCCCGGCGTGACGGCTGACGGGCGCGTGTCGGTCACCGCCATCCTGATGCACCGCGACGGGCATCAGGAAGAAGCAACGATGATCCTGCAGCACGACAGTTCAGGGAGCAAGAACGCGGTCCAGGCCATCGGTTCTAGCACGTCATACGGCAAGCGCTACGCTGCCGGGGCGCTTCTCAACCTCACCAGCCGCGACGGCGCCGAACGCGACGACGACGGCAAAGGCGCCGTCCAGACCGTCTCCAAGCAGAAGGCGCGCGAAGTGGACGCCGAAATGCGGGAGGAAATCAGCGCATGCGCGACCGTCGAGCAGATGGAGATTCTGTGGAAGTCGCGCCCGTTCAGGATCGAATACGAACGCCATCCGAAGGACTGGCAGGA